TCGACAACATCGGCGGCCAGCACATAGGACGGATCGCCTGCGGTGACCGTGAACATGCCCTCGGCCACGGTCCACAGGTTGAGACCGCGGTTGGCCCATTCTGCCAGCATCAGGTTCAGAGACCGACGGGCAGTGCGCGCGTCATAGCCCGTGCGGACCTCAAGCCCGCAGCGCTCATACGCTTCCTCGATGATCTCCGCGACGTCCAGATTGAAGTCGCGCGTCCCTGATGTGGTCATGGGTTATTTCGCGCCCTTTTTAGCGCCCTTCTTGGCACCCGAGGGCTTCATGCCCATAGCCATAGCCTTGCGCGGGCTGATCATGTCAGCCGAGCAGCCCTTACCGCCCTTCTTGCCGTAATTCATCACTTCTTCCCCTTCGCTGTTTTGGCGGACTCGCGGAAAGCCTTCGCGGTAGGTGCGCCCTTGGTTCCCGGTTTCCGCATCTTCTCGTCAGAGCCTGCGGCGATGCGCTTCCGCTTGGCGTTGATGTTAGCATACAAGCCGGTCTTTGCCATCCTCTTCCCTCCGGGTTCGGAAATCTGTTGCGTCATGCTTCCACGGTTCATATCAGCAGTTCCACGCGCGAAGCGATTTGTTGATCCGACTGTTCGGATCGTTGCGGGTCTTCTCGCTCGTCAGTTTTTTCTTCATGCCAGACATTCGGGCACAGAAGGACGCGCGACGGCCCTTGTCCTCCTTGGTCTTCGGGTTCGGAGCCGGGGGCTTCAGGTTCATGCCTTGGGCCTTAGCCGAAGCTCGGCCCTTGGCGTTGAGGCCACCCTTGGGGTCCTTCCCCTCTTTGCGGGTCCATGCGGGGCTCTTAGCCATTTGACACCAGAAGCAGGATGAAGAGAGATGATGCCTCGTTGTTGTTTGAGCTGCCCTGTGCGGTAGCTTCCAGAGTGGTCTTCTCCGGGATTCGGATCGGGTACTCAAACGCGTAGTCGGCCGTGCCGTTATTGACCGTCGTGATTGCCGCGGTGCGGCGGATGCCGTCTTGTGCAACGGTCAGCAGACGCCCCGCAACCTGCGCCGAGCCGCCCGGCTGTCCTGCAGAGAACAGGCCTTGCGCCACATAGGCGGTGAACCCCGCCGGGACCGTGTAGCTCCCGGTGATGCGCTGGTTGTAGTCAAACTTGATGAGGTCATAGACCGTGGCCGGGACGCCAGCTGTGACTGTTCCATCCCCGAAGTAGATGTCGCCCTCGGCGGAGAGGCTTGTCCCTGCCGTCGCAACGTATGCTTGGTTGATGTGCAGGAACGACTGGACCGTCAGGACAGCCGTCTGACCACTCAGGGTGACGATCTCCTCGATCTCGTTGTGGTTGGCATCAAGCCCAGCCACATAGACCGTGCGGGCCCCGGTGCCGTTGGCTGTGTCGTTGGCACTCGAGGAGCTGACCTTCATCTGCAACGCCGCCGCCGGAAGAGGGATGACCCCCGTGTAGGGCCAAACAGTGACGCGGGCGGTGTCCACATCGGGGTTGTACCCGAAGATTGTCACACTCCGGTGCGCGGTGATCTGCCCACGAGCGACCTGAAGTTCAAACGGCTCGGTCGCTCCGAACCGAGAGATGGAGGAGAATTCCCGAGCCATTTGTACCCCTTAGGACCAGAAGAACGTAGCGGCAGAAATGTTGGTTGCTGCCGACACGTGCATGTCAGACTGAAACAGGATGCCTTCCTCCGGAATGTAGACGTTGTGCGTGGTGCTTGCCACGAGGTCTACGTCCAAAAGAGTGCTGCCGCCGTTTCCGTCGGTGATGGTTAGGCGACCTGCGCCAACCGCAGTAGTCGTAGCAACAATCAGGCGAAGGCGGGAGCGCCCAACAGTGAGCGCTCCTGTCCCCGTGACCCGCTTTGACTTAGTATCAGAACCGGCCATCAGGGCCTCCTATTAGGCGTCATAGCCGAAGATTTCGATCAGCAGTCGGCCTGCGGTGTAAGCCGCGTTCGAAGTGCCCTGACCAACGAGGTAGAGGTACTGGTTGGCAGCGATGTCGGTGCCAAAGACGGCCGACCCCAAAGCCAAAGTGCCAGAGTTGATGATCTGGGTTTCGGTCAAGGTCGAGATTGCGACGTCTTCAACGCCCGTTCCTTCGGTGGCCGAGTACAGGTCGATGTCGGTGTCGCCGCCAGCCGGGAGCTCATAGCAGGTCATACGAACGCCGAAGACCGTGCCGTTATCGGCAGTCGTGACCCGAGCAATGTAAGCCACGCCCGCACCGTTAGTACCAATGATGTCGCCAGCGGTGCCGCCAGACTGCAGACCCGTCAGGTCGATCATGATCGAGGTGGTCACGATGCCGTTGTTGCGGGCAACGGAGGTCTCGTAGACGGTGCCCGTACCACCGGTGATGCCAGCGCCTGCAGGGTTTGCGATGCCGAAGCCGAACGAACCGGTGAGGGTTTCAGCGCCAGTGGTGGGGTTGACGGAGATGGTCTGGAAGCCGTTTTGCGAACGGACGGGACCGCTGAACGTGGTATTGGCCATGGCCTTTTCCTCTTGCACAAGGTTTCGCCGCACAGTCTGTGCAAAGTCAGGAAGGGCGTCCTGTCTGCGCGGCTGATGTTACCCTTTGCGGCAGTCTACACGGGCCAGAGTAAAAAAGAAAGGCCCACCGAAGTGGACCTTTCACTGCATTCCCGAAGGAGGTGCAGGGGATTAAGCGCCGGTCGTACCGAACACGCAACGCGGGTCCGAGAAGCCAAACGAGTAGCGTTCACGGGCCTTGTAGCGCATGTTGCCGGTGTCGAAGTCGCCCTCCATGCCAGTCGAGAGCGGGGTGCGCTCGAAGTGGATGAAGCCGCGCGGTGCGTCTGTCTTGATGAAGAAGGCGTCCGGGTCGGTCAAGAAGTCGTTGACTGCATAACCTTCCGGCAGCATGCCCATCGAGCGGATGGCGTTCACGTCGTTGTCGGCGGTGCCGACGCGGAGGTTCGACACCATCAGGCGTTCTGCAACGAACTGCAGCTGACGAGGAATCATCAGCTTCGTGCCGCGCAGAGCGACCTTCAGGCCACGTTCGTCAACGAAACCAGCGATGCTGATCAGAGCGTCCTCGAGCGAGGTTTCGTTCAGGTCAGCGTCGGTCGTCGGCTTGTTGGCGAAGGTCGAGCCGTTCACCAGCGGGTGGTTGGTGGCGCAGAGAGCCACACCGTCACCACCGGCCGAAGCACCGCCGGTGAAGGCGTTGTTCAGGATGGCAGCGGCTTTCACCTGCTTGGTGTGAGCCATCGAACGGGCGAGGGCACGGGTGTAACGGCTGCCGAGGCGGTCGTACAGGTTGTCCTCGATGGCTTCCTCGGTGATCGAGAAGGCCAGTGCGATGGTCTCGTGGTTGTACCGAGCGGTGTAGGCTTCCTGAGCGTCGTCATAGGCGATGCCCGAACCTTCCGATTTGGTCGGTGCTGCGCCGAACCCGGACAGCATAACCTCTTCCTCGAATGCACGATCCGAGGACTCGGTGGTGAAGATTTCAGCATGCTGGTTTTCATACCGAGCATACTCCATGCCGAACAGAGCATTGAGACCGGGCTCAAGCTCTTTCGCAAGTTGTGCGCGCGAAATTGCCATAGGTCAGGTCTCCTTATGCCACCGTGCCTTCAGAATTCGCCTGAAGGAGTGCATGGTTGTTGAACATCACGATCATCTGGATGCCTGCAGCCGCGAAGTCTTGGCTGGTCGGATCATCGTAGATGCCGAGGATTTTGAGCGGGAGCGACTCGTTCGCAGCGTCGAGCGTAGCCACGTCCATCGATGCCGACGACTGACCCGTGGTGGCCGAACCGGAAGTGCCCGAGTCGAACTGGGTGTTTTCGAAGATCGCCGCACGGGCAGTAGCCCGGTTGGTGAACGTCGCGTCGGTGGCAATGACGAAGCGCTGGGTGGGATTGTCATAGACATACCCAACGATGTCGAAGTTGGTGTTCGCGCCGGAACCGGGCCAGTAGTTCGACCAAGTTTTCTTTCCAGTCACGGACGAGACGTATTCGCAGCCTGCGAATGCGCCGACGTGCTTGTAGGTGTCGCCCGAGGCCGAGCCAGTGATGGCAATCGAGCCACCATTGGTCGCAATGACCGGGGAACCATTGTAGATCGCAGAAGCGTCCGAAGCGATAAAGTACGCGTTGGTACCTTGGCTGTTGGGAGCGCCACCCGCGAGGTTGATCGGGCGAAGCCCGAACGCACCAGAAGAGTTAGGCATTATGTTGCTCCTTGTCAGTCGGACTTTTTACGTCCGCCAAAAGATACCCGACTTTGCCGTTGTTGATTGATCGGCATCGACGGATGTTGCTCTTTCATCAGGTCCTGATCAACAGCTTCCATTTGTTCGCGGGTCCGGCCCCCGTAATACGCGGTTCTTTCTTGGGCTGTCTCGATAGGAACACGAGTGAGAATCAGACCACCGTTTCCAATGACCCCGGCATGCTTGCCGTCCTCAATCGTGGGTGCTTGGTATCCCGGATGCTCCTCCGCACGGACGGGCTCGTAGCCCTGACGCAAGCGGTTGAACACGTTTCCTTTGTCCTCTTCTCCTCGGATCGAGGAGCGGACCCAGCGATGCTTATACCCTTCGGGTGCAGGCGGGGCGTCAAGGACACTGGGCGGGGCCCAAGGTTTGCGGCGCGATTCGGCATCGCGGGTTGCGCTCTCGCGCGGGGTTCTGTCGGTCATGATCTCACTCCTTCACGTATTTCGCGTATTCTTCCAGCGGAACGTTGAGACGTTTCGCCATGGCGACCTGAGAAGCGGAGAGCTTCACCGACCTGCGCCCCTGTACAGCGGCCTTAGATGCACTTGCCGCGGCAGAGGCGACCCGGGCTGGTGCAGCCGATTGAGTAGTCTTGAACTTGTGCGGGAACTCCCGACGAATCCGACTATCGATTTCACTATAGTACTCATCGGACGTTGGGTCAAACCCTTCATCTTCGACGAGAGTGCTGTGCAAAGCCATCGCCGCAGCGGTGAGCATCTTGTCCGATCCGAACCACTCGTTCTTCTCGGCCCAGCTTTGCGCCTTCTTGTCCACCTTGACTTCCTGCTGGCGCTGGGCCTGCGGAGCTGGGGTCTCGGCCCGCTCAGCCGGTTGCGGCTGGGCCTCCGAGCGCTGCTTTGCGATCCGGAAACGCTCCTGATCGATGGCAATCTTCGACATCTGCTCTTGAGCCGACGCCAAAGCGTCCGGATCACCGGACTCATAGGCCTTCTTGAAGGCGTCCTTGGCAGCGATAGCCTGAGCCTCGAGACGGGTGCCATACTCGCTCAGATAGCCGGTATCGAGACCTTTGACCCGCTGCTGCAGCCTTTGGTTCTCTTGGTAGAGCTGCTCAGCCAAGCGCTGGGCCTCTTCCTTGTCGCGTTCGGCGGCACGGCTCTTGGCCGTGAGCTTGTTGATGCGCGACTGGACCTTAGTGCTGTACTGCCCAAGCTCGTCATCATCGTCCTGCGCTGACGCAGGGGTCTCTTGACCTTCGGACTCAACCTCGACGGAGACGTCGTCGTCAAACTCTTCGTTGTTCTGGCTCATGTTCATGCCCTCAAATGTGTTGGATGTCGTCGGGGTCGGCCAGCGTGGCGATCACCTCATCGTCATTGATGATGCGGACCTCGCCGCCATCAATGCGGAACCGAGAGCCCGCATAACGGCCGATGCAAACCCATTGACCCTCCGCGCACCATGGTTCCGGGTTGTCCCCAAACTTGTTGGGATCGCAGTAGGCCAACGGACCGATGCGGAGGACATAGGCAACAACCGTCGCCAAGGCCTCCCGTTCACGAACCTGATCCGGCAGGATCAGGCCGCCTTCGGTCTTTTCCTTGCCCTTGTACGGCATAACAAGAATGCGCCACCCGGTAGGTTGCGGGAGGCGGTCGAGAAGGCTTTTCTCCAAGAGGGAGGGGTCAAGAACTCGAGCGCTGGAGTCCACGTAGGCTGCGCCTACCCCGGACTGTTCTGCCTCTTTAGCTTTCTTGGCTGCGATGCGCTGAGCAATATGCTCAGGAACGTAAAGTGTCTTCGACATCGTCGTCAGATTTCTCCAGCAGGGATTTTAAGGTTTCCCGCGCGTAGTCGAGTCCCTGAATCTCTCCCACGACCTGCCGATAATGGTCAAAGCTATTAGCGGCACCGAGGACGAGCTGATCCGCGAGGGTTTCGCGGCGCTCGTCCAGTTGCTTATACATAGCTTTTGCAAAGACAACAACGTTCATGATCACTGTCCCCGCTGACGGTTCATGGCGGCCTGCTGCTGTTGGGCGGCAATGCGCTCACGTGCGATCTGAGTGCGGTCCTCGGACACCTGCTCTTGGACCTCGATCCGGGCCGCGTCAGAGGTTGCGCGCTGCAGGATTTTCTTGCTCTCGAGAGCCAGCTTCTTCTGGTCCACGTCCTGACGCTGGGCCAGTTCCTTGTCCTTCAGAGCCAGTTCCTGCATCCGGATCATGACCAGCGGGTCTTGGTTCTGGCCCTGCGGAGGCGACAGTTGCGGAGCAATTTCGACCATCAACTCGGCCAAGACCTGTGCCACGCGGGCCTCGACTTGGTCCGGAGTGAACTGGGGAGGCAGCATCGCAAGCTGTCCAATCTGCTGCATTGCAGCATCTGGGGTGATCTGACCGTTCTGGGCGGCCAAGCCGATCTGCGCGCCCATCTGGGCACCCTGCTGCTGCTTGAGTTGAGCCAGTTCCACCTCGACCATCTCCCGAGCCTTAAGAGACAGGTGTTGGAAGATGTGGGCCGAAATAACGCCAACCAGCATCGGGGTCATCGAGACGATGCCCATCTGCAGGAGCGCCAAGTGGTTCTGGACGTGCGCGTCGTGATCCTGCTGCGGGAAAGCCTGTGGCACCTGACCTTGGATCAGCATGCCGGACTCCATGGCGGGGTCCATCGGCTGGGGTTCCGGCGGC